ACTTCTCTTCAGTTTTTCTTTTGCATTCTTTTTCTGAGTGTTCTTTTTCTTCTCATCAGCAACATCTTTCTTGGTAATCTTCTCCAGGTCCTTGGTATTATCTACCAAAGATGCAAGAAGATTATCTAGTTTCTCCATATCAAAGTTTTCATCAATCTTTGAAGGAGGTAAAAACTTAGTGGGTTTAAAGTTCTTTCTATAAGTTCTAGGTGTTCTACTCCTGAACTTTGATACTCTCACTTCAGTCTTAGTTGATCCAGGAAGTAATTTCTCGGCAGATACCTTCTTACTTTCTTTCTTTGCATCAGAACCTTTCTTTACTAATGCACTTGTTATCGTCCTCGCCAGTATTGGAAGTGCCATATCTTACACCACTCTATAAACTGACTTGGTAGCAAGGATACTCAAGTTGGTTGGATCAGATGCAGAGAATGCAATCAACCTACTTTGACTATCAGATGATGATGTAGTATTAGCACTTGGAGATTCACCACCACCAAGTCCACCAATAGATGTCATTGATGCGGTTGCAACTGGTGGAGAAATTTGAGGTGGCAAAGAACTCTGAGCTCCACTAAATCTTGAATTATTTGTTGGTCGAAGAGGTGGATTAGAAGATGATCTCTGTAAGTTTTCACTATACTTTTGCATAAGTTGTTCTTTTGACTTACCACCTTGGCCATAGTAACTAGTATTAGTTCCTACTCTACCTTTAGCATCAGGTCCAAATAAGTTCGGGAAAGATGCAAATACAGGTGCCAATCTGTCAATGATCTCTGGTGTAAGAGGACCATCAATCTGTTCTTGGGTCAGTCCAGCTTGTCCTTTCAAGTATTTTGCAATTACCATCCTATCTTGATTTTCTGGAGTGAACAAAGTAGTTGCAGGATCAAAACCAGCAGCTTTTGCAGCTTTTTCTGGATACATCATCTGATATCTTCCAACAGCAGCTGATGTATATTGACCATAAGTCGCTTCACCAGATGCAAGTCTTCTTTTCTGTTCCTGAACAACCTCATTGACTGTCATTTTACTGAGGTCCATATCATTTCTTCCACCAAACCAAGTGTTATAACCTTCTGGTCCTGATGTTCCTTCAGCGTAAGCAATAGTATCTAATAAAGCCTGTTGATTATTCCCACCAGATGTAGGTCTAGTAGATCTAGGTTGATCCACCATGGTTTCTGTTGGTTCATCAGGTACTGGTTCACTGGTCACAGTTTCTGTTGATTTATCAGGTGCTGGTTCACCCATCACCGTTTCTTTTGGTTTGCTTTCTACATTGAACTTCGGAAGTTCAAGACCATCAATAGCATCTTCAGGAACCGTAGGAACTTGAGGTGTTTGATATTCCTCGATCTTTCTAATTCCAGGGATGAAACTAAGTTTATCAAGAACGGGATTTATTTTATCAATTAAATTTTTAATACCTTCATTAAATTTGTCAACTTGTTTGTTAAGTGGTGTAATAACCTTATCTTTTACAGTGTTCTTGATACCATCTTCTACTGTCTGAATTAAACCATTAGCCCATTCCTTTAATCCTTTAATATACTCACCAGGATCTTGAAGGAATTTAAGTAATTCTAAAATTAATACTGAAAAACCAAGTCTCTTCATGAAATCAAAGAAACCACCCAACATATCACCGACTGGTTTTACAGCTCTCTTTATCCCATTTACAGCACCAACTAACAGATTTCTTCTTTCTGTTCTATTTTCTCTTTCTTTAGAAGTGGTTCTTTCTAATTCAATTCTATCCTGTTCATCCTGTTTTGCTTCTACTGCATCTTTCTTCTGAATATTATCAACAGTCTGTTGAACATTACTATCAACACTATTCAGTTTACTTGCAATCAGTGCAACAGTCTTATCAAGACTCTGTCTCTCAGGTTTGATATCTTCATCTATCTCTCCTGGTAACAGAGGTACAGGTGTTACAACCCTAGATGAAGAACTAGGTTTTTTCTTATTAGATACAAAAGTCTCTGCTTTTATCTTCTGGTTCCTGACAGTAAACTTACCAGTCTTTCCTTTGACTCTCTTATACTCTTCTCTTAATTTATCCTGATCAAGACCGATACCAGAACCCATCTGGTTGGCAACCATTCTCTCTTTCAGAAGAGACTTGTAATCACTATAGTCCAATCCAGTCGGATCATCAATCCCAAGAAGTTCTAATGTCTCTGGATCAATATCTTCATCTATAAGTTCTTCTTCTACCTTTTCTACTCTCTTAGGAATAACTGCTAATGCAGCAGACTTTTTCTCTATCTTCTTCTTTACCTGAGTTGCTGAAGTTCTAACACTCTTTACTTTATTTTGATACTCTTCAATAAGTCTATCAATCTCACTCATAATGGAGTCAGAAGTTTCACTTAACTTCTCATCCAGTTTCTCTTGAGTATCATCTACAAACTTATCTTCTGACTTATATACACTTGTCTTCCCTTCACTTCTAATATCATTCAACAAATCATCCAGACCCTCAGGCACACCCTCTTCCTCATTCCTGATGGAATTAAGAAGATTGTCTAAGTTGTCTGAATTCTTGTCAGCCATACTGTGCCTGTTGTGCCTTTGCCTTTTCTTCTTCTTCCTCAAGGTGTTGTTGTAAGAGGGACACATAAATGTCTCTCTCCCACGGCATCATGTTTTCAATCTCAGTTAATGAATATTTATGGTACTGCATCAAAGCGAAGTTTAACCTATAGTAATTCTCTAGGTCCATGTGTACCATACCTATGCGAAAAAACTGGACAATCCCTCCAAAACGACAGTACTCTTAACTTCAGTCTTAGGATTAGTAACTTCCACTTGATATGAAAGTTTTGGCATAGTATCAAAGAACTTCTCAATCTGTTTGAATTGAACAGAATTCATCTGTTCCAGGAATTCAGTGATTTCCTTTTTTGTACAATCAGCCGTAGACCAAACCTCTTCTTCACTGAAGATTTTATCAATACAACTACCAATCAGTTCAAATGACTTATCAATATCAACATCACCCTTAATATCAAAGTTGTTCTTGATGAATTCATCCAAAGAAGGATACTTCATCTCCATCATCAAATTATCATCAAGTTTGATTCTCTTCTCATGACCTTCACCCTCTTGTACCTTGATATCATCAAGTTGAATGTTAATCGGGATTTCAGTCACACCATCATCAGGAGCAATGATATTAACTTCAACTTCTTCACCAACTGATTTGCCACGAATATTCAAGAAGAGATATTCAATATCAAATGTAGGAAGTGTCTCTACCTTTACACCCCTGGTTTCAATACAACTCTTCAGAACCGCTTTGATTGCATTAGTAATCTGTTTACTATCATCACTTTCAAGAGCAAGAACCAGAAGTTTCTCCTCTTTAACCAGAAATGGTCTATACTTAATTTTCTTTTTGGTAGATGGTAAAGTCAACTCATATGTTGGAGTCGCAATCTTTGGTAAAGGCATAATGACTTGATAAAGAAATCAGTTATCTATATTTAGTTGACTGTTCCAGGTCTTGTATTTCCTTCCTCATCAATACTTAGAGCTTGATTGAGATTTGGGTTACTATTAAAGGCTGCAAGTATCTCAGAAGTCAATCTACTTGTATTACTTATACCATTCAACAACTTATTTGTAGTGGGTTTCCACTTAAATCCATCTCTAACATATCTCATGAAACTGAAATTGACCGTATATTTCAAAATCTGACTTTGATTATACGATAAAGGAGATTGTTGAATTGCTATTGGATATGCACCAACTAAAGTATATCCACTAGAACGACCATATGCTTCTTTCTCAAACTTGGTGATGAAAACTTCTCCTCTATATGTAACAGGATAGTTCATCCTATAAGCAGCAAACTGTGATCCATATCCATCATTGTTTATCTGGTTAGACATCCAGTCAATCCAACCTTCAAAGAAATCAATAACTTTATAGTTTCTATCAACGTAGAAAGTCATAGACATCTCTTGACCGAAGTCACGACGATCAGCGATCAGTTCAGTAACACCTGCATAGTTGTTTTGTACATTTACTGTCTGGAAGTTAGTTCCAGGAAGTGATACACTATCACACAAAAGTTCTACGTCCCGTGCCTCCTGATTGAAATTAAACCCTCTGGTATTCAGAAGTCCCTTGACTTCAGCAGGTGGGTTTAACTTAACTTGGAATACAGAAGTTTGAGCAAGATGTAAGAATCTACTCTTTAGGTCTGACGTTCTTATACCATTAGGTAATGCACCAGCCATCTATAAATACACTTGACTATTATATACTATGTATAAGGAATGGGTGAAAGTATTAAGTCACTATTCAAACCTTCCCACCCTGAGAAATATATCGGTGACCCTAATAATATAGTCTGTCGTTCCTCTTGGGAACGTAGATTCTGTCTTTGGTGTGATAATAATGAAAATATCTTAAAGTGGGCATCTGAGGAGTTCTCTATTCCTTATGTTTCACCAAAAGATAATCGAGTTCATCGTTATTACCCCGATTATTTGATTGAGGTGAAGGAGACAAGTGGTAAAATAAAGAAATACATTGTGGAAGTAAAACCAAAGAAACAAACTCTTCCACCAAAGAAACCAAGTAGGGTAACTAAGGGATATATCTACGAATCTGTTACCTATGCGGTTAATCAAGCCAAATGGGAAGCTGCAAGAGAGTTTGCGTTAGATAATGGAGTCGAGTTCAAGATCATCACCGAAGACGAATTAGGTATCAAACCTTATGGAACAAGAGGATTATCTGGCAAGCGACACACAAAGGGTAGAAAACCTCGTCGATGATATCAGAACCTCTGGTGATCCAGATGATATGTTCCTTGCGTTGATGGAGGTATTGACCACCAAAGAATTAGTTCCACAAGTCGGTAGGTATTACACATTCATCTATCAAGCAAAAACACCACGAATTGAATATGATGAGTTCCCTCTGATTGCCTGTATTGGTGTCTATAGTTGGGGTTTCAAAGGTCTGAACTACCATTGGTCATCAAGAGGTAATGTATTCCACAACTACACCTGGGATGAAGTAGGTAATAATGATCTTCTTTTGGTCTATCCAAATGAATTACAAGATATGAGATCTATACCTTATCAGAAATTCAGGATAAATAACTAAACTGGATGGACCTTAGTTAATGGCCATAATCAAACAATTTAGAGACTGGAATGGTATCCCAGTAAGAATTGAAACCAATAACGAAACTGGAAGAGTAGAAATCTACGGTGTCGGGCAGGGTTCGTTTGGCCTTGTAGATTCTATTTTGTTCTCCAGTGATGGTAAAGGCAGTGATTGGGTAATTCCAAACCTTGCAGTATTAACTAATAGTTTTAACAGAGCAAACGGAACAAATAGTACTGAAAAAGAAGTACAGAGAGCATTTTTCTTAGAAGGTTATAAAATATTCAATAATGATCGTGCAGCTGTTCTGAATAATCCAGAAAACTATGGTAGTTTTCGTGATAGTGTCTTAAAAAGACAACAGTTTTGGGATCAAAAAACACCTTTAGTCAGTAACCCAAATACTGGTCTCAATATGAATAA